CTGGCCAGTCTCGGCCCCGCTCGCAGGAGTGCTGAGCGTAGCGACGTTTCCAGACAAAGTGATCGTAGTTCCCAGAGTGATCCCAGGACCGCTGACTACCTGCCCAGTAGCTACGCCAGTGGCGCTAACGAGAGTCAGCGTGCTCAGGGCGTTACCGGCAATGGTTCCGGTCTGAGATACCACGAAGTCGCCGCCCAGCACGTACTGCTTGACGCTGGAGTAGGTGTTATTGGCGTTCAGTACGAGGGGTTCCCCGAATGCGATGGAGTATACATCGCTGGGGTTGACTTGCCGAGGAGTGCGTAGCGGGAAATCGGATTGAGAAACCGACCCCACAGGACCCAGGTTCAAGCCGGTTACGGGAATGACAGTTGCAGGCATCTATTTGCCTCCTTTTGCGGTCTTCTGGGCTTCCTTGTACCTTCGCAAGCCCTCGGCGTAGGGCACGCCGTTGAAATACTTAGCCGGGTCGATGACTTCGATGGCCGGTTCATGCGGATTGCAGCCATGCGCCAGCGCGGCATAGACGTTCGCATCGGTAGCGGAAGCGGAAGCCTTCGCGGCTCTCACCTGAGCGTTGAAACCGTCGATAAGCGCCTTATCCTTTGACGCGGCCACGAGCGGCTTGATGGCTTTCAGGAATGCAGCCGAGTCGCTGCCGATCTGCTTGGGGAGTTCGGTTTCTCCGGCTTCTTTGCCGGTCATTTCGAGCACGTTGGCGTCTCCGGCAGTTTCCTCTTCACCTTCCTTTTTCTTGCCGACTCCTAGGTGCTCGAAGATTCCATCTACCGCACTGCGCATGTGGGCAATGTGATCGACCGCCTCCTGGAGCTTGGGGTGCAATTCTACCTCGCCCTTGCCCTCGGGAGCTTTCTCTCCTTCGGCGTCCTTGGCGACTTTCTCCTTTTCCTTGGCTTCGCGCTTCACTTCGGACTCGGTTTCGTCTTCGTCCTTGGCGGCCTTTGCCACCTTTTCCAGGTCCTCGGGTGCGGCGTCGGTTGCAGACAGCAGCTTCAGCATTCGCCCCCAAAAATGTTCCTTCTTCACTTCGGCCATTGGGCCTCCTTTGAGTTCCGGTGTATGCCGGTTCTTACTGCATTCAACCGAGGCGGCATCCCGGATACTGACTTCCGGCCCCGCCCTTCCATTGGGGACCACTGCAACGTGATTCCCAGTGATTCGTGTCATGACCAGCGTTCCATCGTCGGATCGCTTCATGCTGTAGACGTACCCGCAGGATACGTCCCGCATACCGTTGTCGATCTTGTCCACGAGTGTCTGATCTTTGACGTGAAGATCCGCCAGCAGAGGGGTCGCTCCGTCTTCCAGGTCTGGACCTACCCGGAGATTCTGCGCGTGCCCCTTGCCGTACTCCGCTTCGTTATCAATCGTGACTATTGCCACATCCGCCGGAGGGTGTCCGTCGAGAACGCTGTTGCCCTCGAATGACGCTACCGTCTCTGGTGCCGTCACAACGTCTTTCGGTCTGAACACTTTCACTACGTCATCATCCCCAATGTTCCAGGCAGGATCGAAGTCGGGATGGGCTTTCAACTCTTTCCCTAGATACTCCTGGACCCCGGTTCGGCAGATGGGAACCGACGTGAAGATCCGATAGCCATGGCTGGTCTCGAACTGATGCGGCTTGTCGGGTGCGATCTGCGAAGCATAGTAGGCTAGTCCTGTTTTGCCCATAATGGCTCCGTTACCCTCCTGAAGCCGCGCGCGCCGACTTGCGATGAAGCTCGGCCTGATTCCTGAAGTACCGGGCCTTCTCCCCGTCCCCATCCTCCAGCAATGCATCTGCCGCCGCATCGCACACCTTTGCGGCCCTGGCGTGATCCTCGGACTTCCCGCTACGCGCCGCCATATCGCTCACACGCGAGGCTTCACGCGCAACCCAGTCCATGCTGCCGTCTCCGATTTCTTCGGAGTCTCCCAGCGTCTTCGTGAAGTCACCGATGCTCTTAGGATCGGTGGCCAGTGCTCCGGTGACCTTAGGGGCAGAGGCCTTTACAGAAGCTTCGACCTGGCCCATCACGCTGTCGTTGGACGCCTTGCGAACCAATCCCAGACTCCTCAGTTCAGAGTCCGAGAACGAGCAGTCTTCGGCGTCAGATGGACCGATAGGCTCAATTCCGATACCGGACTCGGTTCTGCCGCCGTCGATGGGTTCCAGATCCTCTCCCGCTTCTCGGTAGGCGATGGCCGACGCTTGCTTTACCGGCTTTCCGGACTTCACCTCGACGCCGATGTTATGCGAGATCGTTGCCTGCGAAGATCCTTTTTCGAGTGTCATTATTTCCCCTACGAAACCGGAACGTCGCCTTGCGCTAGGTTTATGATAGCGTTCTCTTCGTCACCAATCGCGGCGATGTATGTGTTCGATCCCACCGCCAGAGCGAGCGCTTGGCCTACCAATACTGCGATCCCGGTAGATGGGGTAACGGACACGGTAGAACCGCCCAACAGCACGAAAACGGTGGCCGGCCCGAGATTGGTAACAAGCAGTGTAGACCCGCCTCCGCCAGGAACGGCTATCCGTTGTGATGTGGTCCCGTTCACTCCCAGCATTCCATAAGCCGATGGATCGAAGTTATTCAGTGCCATTGTAAACTCCTTAGATGTCTAGCGGATCGAAGCCGAGCAGCTTCACCACTTCATCCGGCGTCCTGGGAAGCTCCTCATCGTCATCCGGTGTCTCATCATCGAAGACGCCTTCGCGCCAATCGACCATCCCATCCTCGGGCGATCCAAAATGCACATCGGGCAGCGCAGTAGCGCGCGAGTCATCGTCAGGCTGTGACAAGGGAAAACCTCCACGGTGCGAACACAATCGGGTTTATGTAACTTTGGAGAGCCACTGTGGGCGTATTCCCAAGACGCGAAGACACCGCCTTAGCGATCTCCATCACCCGCTTCTTATAATCGCGCTCGTTCTTGGGCGGCTCCGCCTTCTTTATTTCGTTCATGGCCGATCTGGTTGCCAGCAAGGTGCGAAAGTCCTTCGTCTTGAATCCGCCTCCATCGAGGGTATGAGTGTAATCGAGAAGCGAGGCTCCAGATGTTTTCGGGAAGAGCCTTCCGCTGGAACCTGCTTTCTTGGACCGATCCAAAAGTGCGGAAGCAATCTGCGAATCTTCAACTGGAAGATCGATTGCTACACCCTTCTTGCCGACGAACCGAAGCCTAACGCGCCCACCTTCATTGACCACATGCTGGCCTTCTAATGTGGTCGCTCCAAAAGCTTTCACCTTCGCCTTCGTGTCGGAATCGCTGCCAGGCCGGATTCCCGTACTCATCACCAGCCGAGCGCATTCTGCGTTCTCTCGCAGAACCGGATCGTCCGATTTAAGGTTGTCTTCGTTTTGCCGGCGAATCTTGTCGAACTTAGCGTCGAGTTCCTTGATGCGCGCGAATTTGGCTTCAGACTGCGTATTCTGGAAGCGTTTGGAATAGACGTATTGCGGACGCCCCTTCGCGTCTTTTCCCACCGCGAGCAGATCGGCGTCCGGGTCGGGATTCACGCGTACATCGGTCCATGCCGGAGGCAGCTTTAGCTTTTGGATATGCTCAGGCCACTCGGAGCGATTAGCGGGCGCTGGGGCCAATGTCGCAGAACTTCCGCCCCCGCTGCCTGAGGTGAATTGCCCAGCCTCACTACCACCTTTCTCCCTGGGATGTTTCGACTCCTGCCAAGCGTCGGATGCGGCTCCTTTCGGTTCTCCTGGCATCAGCGGACTCAGTTCATCCGGCCCAACCTCATCGTCGGCATCCTCAATCATTTCATCCGTGATGTTGGAGTACAGTCCCGTTACATCCGCCTGCTGGCGCAATTCCATCAAACTTGTCTTACGCCCAACTATTCCCGCGTTGTACGTTGCGACGATGCTGTCCACATTGCTCTTCGCCAGTTCAGAGCGTTCCTTCTCGCTGATCGTTCTGAGCGGTGGGAACTCGTAGTCCATATCGTCTGGAATCTCTCCCCAAACGCTGGCTGCGATGACCGGGTACAGCTTGGCGATTTGCGGCAGCACTTCCCGGTTGCGCTTCTGCTCTACCGTGTCGTAGTAAATCTGAAGATCGCCTTCCCCGCTCTGGCCCAATCCCGTAATCGTACGCCCATAAAGCCTTGACACGGGAATCTCGCACGCGCCCGCTACGTCGAGCATATTGGTGTTCAACAACTCGGCTAGACCTCCGAAGGCGGCGGCGATGTTCTGAAGTTCCCCGTCCTTTCCGAGAACTAGCAGCCCTTGATTACTCATGGAGTCGCTGATCGCTTGCATTCTGGAGACGTACTTCTCTAACGCCTTGGCCGTTATGTTCGCGCCGGATAGGATCTGCGCAAGCTCCGGCTCTTTCATGGCCCAGATGTTCGCCCGTGATACCAGACTGGCAACGCTCCAACTCACATAGTCGCGCTTGCGGAGTTCGTCATACACAAGCTCCAGTTCGCTCATCCCCCAGTAGAGTTGTACTTGCTTTTCCCAGTTCGGCAAGTCCCTTCCAATGAAGCGCAGCAACCTGGAGTGGTGGATCTTTACGCTGTGCCCGTTCGACCCCATATCGCAGCGGTAATACTTCGGAAGACCGAACTCAGCGGGGTTCCCTATATCCTCGATCAACTCGGCGTCGGGATACACTCCGCTCCATCGGTCCAGAGGGATCAGTCCTTTGTACTTTCCCGGCTGAATCTCGTTAGGGTCGAGAGGCTCTTCAAGATCCTTCGCTCCTTCGATGCAGATTACCGCCACCGCTCCGCCGAACAGGCGCCCCCACTTCAGGGTCGTCAGTATCTTTTCCTGAGTCGCCGTCTTACGGAGGCACTTCTCGAAGGCGTCGATGGCCTTGGGATCGGTCTGACCAGTGATGCGCGGAAGTTCCTTCAGCATGTCTTCCGCCATCACGTCGATTACTTTACGCGCTATCCAATGGCCTCGGTACAGGGCCAGCAACAGCATATAGTTGTTCGAGATGCGTGTGAGCGGATACTCCCCCTGCTGTTCGAGGTTGTTTGTTCCCTCTCCGATTCTGGCTTTGACGTTTCGGTAAGCCATATGGTTACGCTATGCTGCGATCTGCACTTCCGTCATCCGCGAGAACTCCGCGCGGGTCATGCGGCGGATGCTTCCCGAGCCGTACACTTTCGCCGGCCACGTCACCTCGTTAAGATCGGCAAGTGGCAGGGCAAGACATCTGCAATTCCAGATGCAGCCTGGCGCGTAGTGGCCTGCCTTGCTTGGCTCTCCGATCAGTTGCTCCGGGGCCGGCGGATCATTCCACGCGATCAGCACTCCGTCGAGGTTCTTATGCGATGGGCGTACCCGCGAGTCTCGGCTCGTGCTCCACTGGTAGTGAGTCAGCCCAATTCGTTCCGCGCGAACTTGTGTCAGATCAGTCTCGGCCCGTCCAACTTCCGTTCTAGCGATCAACTTGACCCGGCTCTTGCTCAAGCGGGAAGTCAGCGACCGGATGATGGACTCCACCTCATCGGGCCGGCCGCCCTCTTGCGCCATCTTAGCCGAGCGAGCGGTAACGATGCGGGATATATCCTGCGGTAGACTCTGAATCAACTGAGCGTTCCGAATCGCCATCGCCCGAAGTTCCGGCCCCAACCTGCCTGTGGCAATCTCCGCTTGGAGCGCCTGATAGATCGCGCGGGCATTGGTACCCCGCATGGCGGCCTCGCGCCAGCTACGCGCGTTCGCAACCGACGCCTCGCGCACCATTGCTTGAGCCACCCGCCAGGTTGCCTCTCGGAACTCCGGCTCGTCGGCCAACTCTGGATGCTGGAACAGGTCCAGGTTGAGTAGTCGCGCAATCGACCGCTCGTACATCCGAACCAGCCGCGCCCAGGAGGGATTGGTCACGCCGCGATCCTCCAATCGGAGATTCGAGTTTGGACGTGATACCGTCCCGCGTCGGGGCCATGATCGTGGTCCTTCACGGGCTGCTCGTTTCCGTTGTCGGCCTTCTTTTCGTTCCAGGCGTAACTTTGCATCTCGCGGATCACGTTGGCGCATCGGCGATTGATGCGCAGTTTCTTTCGCGCCAGCATGGTACTCAAGCGGCGGATGCCTTCCAGCACCTCGTTATCCGCATCGACCACATAAAATCCACGACTCAGAAGTTCCACCTTGAAACTGGCTGCGCTAGGGTCGATAATCACGCCAGGCCAGTTCCTTTGATCGGGTCCAACCCACGCGACTAAATCTTGGGCGTACTCCGAATCGGTCTTCTGCCGCCCCTGAGCCTTACTGTCCCAGTACAATTCGCGCTCCCAGAACACCGTATTCCCGTCGTCGTAGATGTCGATGAACACGCACGGATTGATCGTTCCGTAGTCGCAAGCCACCCAATGCTCAAGATGGCCTCCTGGATTAACCAGCCCTGTGGGTGCTTCGTCGTAGTACACGTCTTCGGTCAGCCCGTCGCGATAGATCGAGCCTTGAGCGATGCACCAGTCCCCGTCGATGTACCAGCGCTTGAATACTCCGATATACATTCGGCGGAACGACTCCTTGGTGCGGTCGTCGATGTTCGGGTTATCGTCAAGCGTGAAATGCTCACTCCACAGTTCTCCGGTATCTCGCAAGTCCTTCCGATCCAGGTAGTCAGATTTCAAGTAGTGGTATGGATTCCCCGGATTCGTAGTCCCGTACATTCGAGAGGCGGGGAGAGATAGCCTGCTGAGAGCCATATCGAAAAAACTGCGAGGGTACGCGGTCAATTCGTCGCCGATCCACAGTCCTACCGTTGCCCCTCGAATGAACTTCCAACTGCCCTCGTCTTTCGCTCCGCACACCAAAAACGGGCGGCCGCAGAGAATCAGTTCCCCGGTCTGGCTGTTGTATCTATACCGCTTCTCGGTCACGATGTTGAACACATCGTTCAGCACGTTAGTCTTTACCGTGGTCTTCGATACCCCGGTGATTAGTCCTATCCCGCCTGGCCATGCCCAGTCCGGGTATGCGCCCGAAAGCATCCCGATCAGTTTGGCGTTGACTCCCCAGGTCTTAGCGCTCCGCACCGCGCCTTCGAGAATATTGATCCTCGCGTCGCGCGCTGGAGAGCGCCGGATGACCCGCGCGCATTTCGATCCGAAAGGCCGTATCATTCGTGTGGGCTGTTGCGAATGGCATCCGCAAGTTCTTTCATCATTTCGTCGGCTTCCATTCCTTCCATGTCCGGCTTGTCTCTCCAACTCGCCGGCCTGCGGTTTTTGAGCCAGAAGATCATGGAACTTGCATCGGGAGGATAGTGCTCGGTATAGGAGACCTTAACAACCTTCCCTCCAACTACTACGATCCTGACCGCCGGGTGCGAATAGCCGAGGGCGCGGTGGTAGAGTGCTTGAGCTACGTTCGCATCCGCATCCTGCCTTCCCTGCCTTATGGCTTCCGAAAACGCGGGGATTTCGACTATCCATTTAGAGATTGTTGATTGAGTAACCTCAAACAATTCAGCCAGTTGCGGACCAGTAGCACCTAACAAACAGTGCCGGTACGCCTGCTTCGCATACTCGGGCCTGTACTTGGTGGGCCTGCCGGTCTTCCGCGGCTTCTCAACTTGCTTACTCATTGCCTTCTCAGCGCGGCCCGTCCGCAGAGGGAAATGCGATCAGGCCGCGCCGCATCTCCCGGAGGATTGGGGAGATCCCTTGACATTCCGCGTTTTCGGTTCTACAATCAGGCGTGCGCCCGAGCGGTAGTACTACCTGTAAACTACCAGAGTGTTT